AAGGGAAACGCTGGCTACTTTATCTACCCAACCCTTCGTAAGATTCAGCCTGAATTGATTAAGAAATGGCAAGAAGCATTTTCCAAGATATTGAAAGAGTGGGATAAGTAATGGCTGGCAGTAGAACGCTCAAGCTCTCGATTCTTGCTGATGTTGCTGATCTCAAGAAAAATCTTGATACTGGCTCTAAAGAGGTTGAAGGCTTTGGCGGTAAGTTAGAGAAGTTTGGCAAGGTTGCAGCAGCAGCCTTCGCAGCAGCAGCTGCAGCAGCAGCCGCCTATGCGGTCAAGCTAGCGGTTGATGGCGTTAAGGCAGCCATTGAAGATGAGGCAGCCCAGAAGCGATTAGCCAATGCGTTACAGAATGTAACTGGTGCAACCGAAAAGCAGATTTCAGCGGTTGAGGAGCAGATACTTAAAACTTCATTAGCTACTGGTGTTGCTGATGACCAATTGCGCCCAGCGCTTCAGCGCCTAGCAACTGCTACAGGATCAGTTACTCAATCCCAAGATTTATTAAATTTAGCTTTAGATATATCAGCTGCTACTGGCAAAAGCGTTGAGTCAGTATCTAATGCTTTAGGCAAAGCCTACGAAGGCAATACTGGCGCTCTTACTCGTTTAGGCGTTGGCTTATCGGCTGCTGAAATTAAGACCCTTGGATTAGAAGGAACAGTAAAGCAATTAGCCGAAACCTTTGGCGGCGCAGCCACAGTTCAAGCCAATACTTTTGAAGGCCAAATAGCTAGGCTAAAAGTTGGTTTTGATGAAGCTAAAGAATCCGTAGGCGCTGCATTATTACCTATGCTAAAAAATTTGATGGATTACTTTGTTAATACTTTGATTCCTAAATTTCAAGAAGCCAAAGCCAGAGCCGTTGATCCAATCATTAAAGCATTTAAAGATAACGAAGATACTCTGCGCGATTTATGGTCTTTTATTAAAACTTTTCTTGTCCCTATATTTGAAAACGCCCTAGTAAATTCAATAGTGGCAGTAGGTAAAACTATTGCTGGAATTGTTAAAATTGTTGCCACAGTTACTAGAGAAGTTAAAGATTTAGCTAATTCAGTTATTGAACAAATTAACAGAATCATTGCTGCTTATAACCGAATACCAGTATTGCCTAATATTGGATTAATTCCAAAAATTGGAACGGGTTCAACGGGTTCAAACACAGTAACAGGCGGTGGATTACCATTTGGCGGTTCTGCTGGTGGTGGAACTACTGGCGGTGGAACTACTGGCGGTGGAACTACTGGCGGTGGAACTACGGGTGGCGGTGGTGGCGGTGGTGGCGGCGGTGGTGGCGGCGGCGGTGGTGGAGTTACTATTCCAGTCGTTACAGGAACAATGCCTACTTTTCCATCTGGATTAAATCCAAGCGGTAATGCCATACCTTCTACCTTCAATGTCGCTGGAACAGTTGCAGCCAATAATGCTGGTGTCACTATCAATGTCAATGCCCCAAGCGCTATTGATGAAGAAGGATTTACCAGAGCAGTTATCTTAGCCCTCAATAATTCTACTAATCGCGGAACTACTGGCGCTGGCGATTTTAGGACTTCGGCCCAAATCCTATGACCCTTTGGACCCCCGATTGGCGAATTCTTGTCAATGGCGATGAACTTACTTCAGTCACTTTGAGTAATTTAACTATTACTTCTGGCCGTCAAGACATTAATTCACCAACTCCCCCGGGCTATTGCTCACTCCAAGTAATTAATACTGATGGGACTAATTACGATTTCACAATTAATACTGCCGTCACAATAGAAGTTAAAGATACAAATGGGGACTATGTATCTATTTTTGGCGGTCGTATTTCAGACTTTCGTCAAGTAGTGCAAAGCGCTGGATCAAGTGCAGTTATAACTAGCTTAAGAATTACCGCCATTGGAGCGCTGGCAAGATTGCAAAGAGCTATCTTTGATGGCAATTTAGCTCAAGGTTTAGATGGCGCTCAGATACTAGATTTACTAGATGAATTGCTACTGGATTCTTGGAATGAACTGCCACCAGCAGAAACTTGGGCAACTTATGATGCTACCGAGACTTGGGCTCAGGCTGGCAATATCGGGCTTGGAGAAATTGATGCTGGCGAATATACTATGGTGAGTCGGCAGATTACCGATAGCGTCATTGCGCCAATAGCCAATCAGATTGCTAATTCAGCCTTGGGTTATTTATATGAAGATGCTAATGGTCTGATTGGTTATGCAGATGCGAGCCATCGCCAAGATTACCTATTAGCCAACGGCTACACAGATTTAGACGCCTCCCACGCCATAGCTTCTGGCATTGGCGTTATTCAGCGTCAAGGAGATTTAGTCAATAAAATCGTTATGAATTATGGCAATAACTTTAATAACTCCTATACGGCCGAAGATACAACCTCTCAGGCCACCTTTGGCCTATTTGCCGAGCAATTTAGCAGCTATCTGAAGAATGCCGCTGATGTCGAAGATGTAGCAGATCGTCTTATTGCTCTTAGGTCTTACCCTAGAAATACTTTCCAATCGATTACTTTTGCACTTCAGTCCCCTGAAATTGATGACACAGATAGAGATGCCCTATTAAATATATTTATGGGCCAGCCAGTCAGAATCAACAATCTGCCTCTTAATATTCTAGGCGGCGAATTTACTGGCTTTGTCGAAGGTTGGTCTTTCAGCGCCTCAGTCTCTGGCCTATCAGTCACATTCTTAGCTACCCCAACTGAGTTCTCGGCAGTCGCCCAACAATGGGCTCAAGTCAATGCAGCGGAAAGCTGGAATAGTGTTCTCAATACGCTAGAATGGCAAGACGCGATAGGAGTTATTAGTTAATGGCCAATACAACGAATTACAACTGGGAGACTCCAGACGATACAGATTTAGTCAAGGATGGCGCAGCTGCCATTAGAACCCTTGGCAATTCAGTCGATACAACCACCAAGGCGCTAAATCCTGAAACAACGCTTGGAGATATTGCTTATCGCTCAGCGACCAGCAACACAAACACTCGCTTACCAATTGGAACTGCTGGTCAGATTTTAGCCGTATCAGGTGGCGTCCCTGCTTGGATAAATAATGATCAAGGCGATATAACTGAAGTGCAAGCTGGAACTGGTATTTCAGTAGCTTCAGGAACTGGCCCCGTTCCAACAGTTTCGATTAATACTGCGGTAACTGCTGATTTAACAACTGCCCAAACCCTAACAAATAAAACTTTAACTTCACCAGTTTTGACTACACCGACAATTAGCACAATTGATGCCAAAGGTGATTTATTAGTCGGAACGGCTGATAACACTATAGGCCGCCTAGCGGTAGGCACAAACGATTATGTTCTTACTGCCGCCAGCGGTGAAACGACAGGATTAAAGTGGGCTGCGCCTGCTGCATCAACGCCAACTTATGTAGGTTGTAAAGTTGGGAACAGTTCCGATATTTCAATTGCTAACAATACTGATGTTTATCTAACCTTTAACTCTGAAAAATTTGATACCGATGCTTTTCACAGCACTTCATCAAATACTGGCAGAATTACAGTTCCAAGCGGTAAGGCTGGTTATTATCAAGTTTATTCGTCTGTTCAATTTTTGAATAATGCAACAGGCGTAAGAATTATCCAATTAAGAAAAAATGGAACAGTAGAAAATTACAATGGGCTTTTTGGTAATTCAAGCAACAGAACAGGTTTATCGGTTTCTGCAACTATTTATGGATCAGTTGGCGATTATTTTGAAGTTAGTGTGTATCAAGATAGCGGCACCACTTTAGATGTTGGCGCTGCTGAAACAAGATTATACTTTGGCGCAGATTATTTAGGAGTATAAAAAATGGAACTATGGGAACAAATTATTGAAGCTTATCCAGAAATTAAACCGACAGATAATTTCCAAGAATTAGGGATTTTTCTTGTAGATAAATCAGACGGAGAAGGTGCTTACATAGACAAATGGGAATACAGCAAGCCTATCCCTGATGGCCTGAAACTGGGCAAGTAGCACAATCCTTCAAAATAATGCCAAAATTATGCGCAGCAGGAATTCAACTTCGGGAGCAAATTGATGACGATTATCCTGATCGCGATAGGAAGTCTGATGGCTGGATTGCTGATGCTCGCCAC